CGTTCTTCCTCGGTAACCTCATGCCGTGAAATCCACAGGACACGGGTATGCCCGTCTTTATGGGCAGTGTCCCATCCAGGGTTAAGGCCAGGATTTGTTACCATCTGTCACCTCCTTTTATATTGCATAGCGTGGCACCTAATATCCTACCATACCCTAAACGCCACGTCAATGCCTACTGGTCACTGCGCTCAGGGAGTACCCAAGTTAGCAACTCAGCCGTGCCAGCGTGCGTTTGCATCACACGCTGGAACAGGCGCTAACCCCTGATAGCTTCACCTATCTGGTTAGTGTGTCCGGTACTGGTCGTATAATCCATGCTGGCATATCACAATTTTTTCGTGGGCATCTGACAGATTCCCTTGCCACATCAGTGTCAAAGAATGTGCCGTGCTTATCACAGCGGTATTCATAGACGGGCTGTTTATCCATGACTTTCTCCTTCTTATTGCCAGGGGTAGGTGTTACCTACCCCTGATGTGTCGGATTGCGTGGCCTAGTCCTGCCATGTCCTCCATTTTGTTGTGTGTTCTGAGATTGGTCGTGATGCTGGCCGGGAATGGGTTAATGTCGCCCTGTCTTGTGGCGTAGTTGATGGTCACTGCCACGAAGTCGGCACCAGCATTGTGCAACCTGTCGGCTACCTTCCTGGTACACAGCATGCCAGACGAGATGCCTGTTTCTTGTGATGTGCGGTCGTGTATGGCCCGACAAGGCTCATAGTTACTAGGCGCACCGTCTGTGATAACCACCAGGGTACTGTTTGCTTCCCCGCCCTGAAGAAGCTGTTCCGCGTACAATAGGGCATAACAGATAGGGGTGGACCCACTTAACTCGTGAGCCCTGGTGCCGACACGGTTTTTGCACTCTGGCTGGTGGCCTGGTGGCATCTTGGCAATGAAGCCATCACCTGCGAAACCGTAGACCTCGGCGTTGCCCGTTGCCCTGGCTATAGCCCCGGCAGCCTGCCACGCTTTGTAGCCTGAGTTATATTGGTCAGTTGGATTTCCATTACAGGTCGTGCAGTGACAACTCATACTGGTCGAGCAATCCACGAAGATGAGGGTTTGACCTCGTTTCTTTGGTGGCTGCTTGAATACCTTGAGATTGCCTTGGCGTATCTGCCAGACCTTTGGCGTGACCACGCCTGCATTGCGGAGCAGGCTGCTTCGGGTTATGTCGGCCATGCTGTCGAGCATCGCCCGTACCCTGGCGTCTCGCGGGATGGGCTGGGTTTCTACATTGAGGATGCTCGCATTGTGCCCATCGGTCATGCTAAGGTGCCTGGCTTCGCGCTTGATATGCTCGGCTACCATTGAGGACTCGGTCTTGACATGCTCGGCGATTATTTCCTCGGCAACTTCCTCCATTGCCGCCAGCTTCTCTAGCTTGGTTACGCCATCTGCTTTTTGTTCTTCCCAGGGCTTGGTGGTTCCGCCGCCACTGCCAGGGCCGGACTGTCCATTACCTGCCGTGTCCTCGTCCTGACCTTCGTCCTGGCTTTCATCTTGTTGCTCGCTATCATCGCCAGCGTCGTCGGGTGTCGGCAATGTGCCCTCACCCTCGCCAGACTCTGGTGGTTCGTCCGATTGCTGGACGCCGCCACCGCCAAAGGTGCACCCGGCTGGTCGGGTCGGCCACCAATCCATGAAGCATGCTATCTCCACGGCTACCCTGACAGCGGCGTAGTTGTCGAAGCTCATTCCCGCTGCCCTAACCTTGTCGCCGAACTCGGCGATGATAGCCGTGACCAGCTCATCCTGTATGAACATGGGCAGGCCATAGACGGTAGCCAGGATAGCCGAGGATACGGCTTCGGCGTCCCACTTTTCCATCGAGGACTTAGAGTTAGGGTTGCATTTAATCAGGTCTTCCAGCACCTTGATAAAGGCTTTGTCTGCATCCGTATCCAGGCCGTGTTCCCCGTTGGCGTACAAAGGATGGGCGTGGGCTGGCCTGGTGATAACATCCGCCAGCCCGTTAGCCCTTCGTTCCATGAGGTTGCGTATCAGGTCGGCCCGGTGCCGGTCATAGATATGAGAACCCTGCCACCATACATCTGCAAGGAACTCGATGCGCCTGTCTTCGATGATATTGGCTATGTCACTCACGCGGTTGTCTTGCATCCGCTCTGCTACTGCCTTGGCGTAGCTGAACGGAGTCCACTTGGCGTGTGCTGCCTCGTGTTGCGAGGCTGATACGTGGTCGCTCTTCTTCAAGCCGAAGTGCCAGCCACCATTCCTGTCCTTGTAGACCGAGTCTGTATCTTCGGTCCACAGGACATAGGCCGGGCCTTCGGTCAAGGTGTTGTACCAGGCCCGATAGGTTTCGATACTGTAGTCACCTATCAGCATGCCACCGGCATACTTGTCAGCGAAGGCCGATGCTTTCTGGTATTCATCGTGTGCCTTCTCGGCCACCACCTGTTGAAGAACGCTCACAAGCTGCGCTTGGGATTCCATCTGGTTTACCAACTTCCACCTCCGAAATGGTCTATCAGATTTTTCTTGATTCCCTTGTCTGTTTCTGCTCCGTACCCATTGATTACCAACGACGCTGTTTCTACGGGACTGAACCCTTTTAACAGTGTCTTGAGTACGGTTATCAAGTCACGGGTATTGAAGCACCGTGCCCTGGGTTCCTCGTATGGGAGTAAGAAGTCCACCGACGACTCGATTGGTGGCCTGGAATCGTGGACGAACTTCATGAGCCTATTAACCAGGTCGTCACGTGACATAGACCTGGCTTGCTCACCGTATTCCGGGCTGATTAGTGCCGTGTCTGTCTTGACCAAGCGCGACAGCACTACGCGCTCGTCAGCCAATGGCTGGTTGATGCGGAACTGTACCGCCAACCTGCTTACCATCGCCGGGTCTAACTGGAACGTGGTGTACGCTCCACCCGGCGGGTTGGCAGTCATGATGAACCAGAAGTCCTCGTGAACGGGAACGTCTGCGTCGGTTATGCCGCTGGCCTGCGGGATAGACCATGACCTGCCTACTTGGTCGGTGACTGAATAGCATGCCGAGCGTAGCTCGTCCGGTGCCCTGGTCGCCTCTTCCATCAAGAATATGTAGCCGTTCCTGATAGCTTCGGTGAGCATACCGTCCACCCACTTGAGGTAGACACCTTGCTCGCTGTTCACCGGTGCTGGTATACCTACCAGCGCATCCATGCCCATCTGTTCGTTGCAGTTCATCGACCGGAACCCGATGCCCATTGACTTAGCCAGATACTTGGCAAGGTATGTCTTACCTGTACCTGATTCACCAATGAACATCATTGGCTCACCCACAAAACGGAGTGCCGTCTCCAATACATACTCACCATACGGTGACCAGGCGGGTGGTTCGTTGTCTATGTCCTGTTGTATCTCATTGGCGGTCTTGTAGGTTAGGCGTAGCCCATCTGCTCGGTCGCCCATTACTTGTTCCAGCTCTGTTGCCTTGGGGTTTGGGCTGTAACCAAGGCTGACCATATCGGCATCGGTAATGGAGTTCTTCTGAGTTATGTTGTCTAATAACGGAACGGTTTGCTCGGCCATCTCTTGTGGGGTAACGGCGAACTGGGCAGGATTCTCGCTGTCTTCGTATGTTTGCTCAGTTACCACGGGTGCTGAACTAGAATGTTTATTGACGTGCTGTTCTTTGAGGCGGGGGTGACTTGGTAGCTCATCGCCGCACGTTGGGCAGTGGGTCAAACTATTTAAGTCTGCCATTATTCTTTGCTCCTCTTATTATTTTGTGTAGCTGTGTGTGTCCGTTGCACTGTCGCACAAGCCGTACTGTTATGGGCGATATGAGGGTGGTAAGTGCACCACCCTCGTCCATCTACTGGAGCATCGCATCTATAACTTATTACTCGTACACATGCGCTAGTCTCTGAGGCGTCTAGCCGCCTGCCGGATTTGTCGCGCTCCCTTGGCTTGCTATGCCACTGAGATGTATCACTACGGCTCTAGTTTCCCGAGGTCGCTGGAATTCCTTGGACGCTCGCGTTGCATCTGGCTTACGGATTTGGTATGTCGCATCAACCGTAGCCTGCATCACATTGCTTTTTCTCAAGGAACCCATGCTACGCTGGCTATCCAGCGGTGGCTGGGACTTGGAGCTGCGCTTCACGGCACCGTGCTTGCCGTTCGATTGAGTATTGGATGCTAGTGCAGGACCTTGGGGGCTGCTTCCCGACCAACGACTGGCCGGGCTAGATGAGGGAAACAATACCTAGCATCGCTGTTGTTAAGGTACTTCTGGAAACCTCCTCGTTACGTGTGGGTCAGTGCACTTCACTACCCTATGTAAGCATAACATAGTCTAACGTCACCGTCAAGACGAGTGAACACGAGGTGGGTGGATGGCACGAGTCCACGAAAGCCGCGCTACCCATATCAGTGCCGAGCCGGTTTTATGGACCGCCGGGGCTGGAAGGCATAGGTCCAACGCAAGATTGCTGGAACAGGACGGAGTAAAAATAGGGTACGAGTAAGGTCGGGCTGGTCAAGGCCAAGGTGATACGTGCAGAGCTTGGCCTTGGCTTGGCATGGTGGCGTTGGCCATGGTGGCCGTGGCCGTGGTCATGGTAGGCGTGGCGAGGCATTGGTGGCCTTGTGGCCTTGATTGCGTGGCGTTGGTGGCTGGCTAACCTTTGACTACCTATTGAATACTTTTGGCCTTGTGTGGTGCTTGTAGTGGCTTGGCGTGGCGTGGCGTTGGCGAGCCTAGGCGTTGGACAAAAAAATAGGCCGTGGCGTGAACCACGGCCTAACCTTGGCGAGCCTAGTGGCTAGCCATTGGCCTTGAGCTTACCATCGGCCTTGGCCTTGTCACAATGCGCCTTGAGCTTGGTAGAGCCTCCGCCTTGCACTACGATAACCTCCTTGGTAATCTTTCCATCACATGACGCCTTGGCCAGACGCCTTGAGGCCGAATCAGAACCAACGACGATATTCAAGGCCTCGCAGACTTTTTTGGCTGACGTGTACTCGATACCGTCAATCTTAAAGGTGGTGCCCTTGGCGAAGATGTAGTTGGCTTCACTTGGCGTTGAACGTCCACTACCGCCGGAACCACCACCGGAGAGCTTCAAGCCAACGAGTTTGGTATCGCTTGAAAATGTCCAGGCGTCTTTGGTTCCAACTTTGGTGGCATCCCAAACGTGCTTGACGGTTCGGACAATGCTCGTGACTTTGGCGTGCGTGCATTTAAAAGCTAAAAGCTCATCGTCGGTCATGGCGTCCACCTTGGCCTGTAAGGCCTTGGCTTCGGCCTTGTCAGCATTGGCCTTTACCTTGGCCGCTTGTTTCTCCTTGTCTACGCTGGCCGCTTTGTTGATTGCCTTTCTGGCGTCTTTAGTCTTGCCTCGCATGGCGCTGGCGAGCACATCGTCCTGTTCCGCCGGTGACAGGCTGGCCAACAATGCCATGGCCTTGTCAAGCTCGGTCATGATGTTGCCTTGTTTGGCTTCAATGGTCTCAATGGTGGCCTTGGCTTCATCTAGGGTATCTATAACGGTTTCGAATTTGGTAGTCATAACCTCTCCTTCAATTGTGTCCGTGGTGGCCGTGTTTCCCGTGGTGGGTTTCTGGTTACGCTTTGCCATGGTGGTTCACCTCTTGGTGGCGTTGGTTTTGGCCTCACCCGTTGGCGTGGTCATGCGCCACCCGTGGAGTTTAGTCGCTTTGCGTGGCAATGTCAAGCATTGCGTGGTTATTGGTTCCGGGTGGTGCCCTATGGTGAGCGCATGGTGCCAAGGCGAGCTTTGGGATTATTGCGAGAATGGCCGCATCTCACCAGAAATATTCAGTCCTAAATGATAGGTGAGTATTACTTGCAATTAGTGGCTGGTGGTACTGGGTATTATTAACCGTTAACCCCACCCCCACCCTGGCGAGGCATGACCGGGGGTATGTGTGTGTGCGCGGTACTCATAAACGGTGCTTTCAGTTCACCGTGATTAAGAGTAACAAAACTGGAAACCGAAAAGGCAAAAGCGCAGAATATATCTGAGTAATTTGACGATTTGGGGAATAAAGCGCCCCCAGTCTGGGGGGACTGAGGGCTTAAGGAGGTGATGTGACGTGTGGTGCCGCACGCCAGAAGGAGTATACCATAAACGGAGTAGTCCCACTAAGCACTTGACAGATTTTGCGATTAGCCGGTAAGCGACGCTAGTCCATTCCGGTTCAGGTAGTACCCCTAACCTTCGGGTTATCCTTAGAAGGTCCGCCGCCCTCGTTTATAAGGGGCCTACTCTACCTGACGCGCCCTCCCTATATGGAAAGGCCGGGGACAAAAGGCCGTCCCCGCACTGTCATGCTAGGCTACCATACCCCTGCTATTGTTGCAACAACTCGGTGTCCATAGTATTCTGTCCCAGTATGGCAACTAACAGTTGGCGTCCTTCCTGGCGTAATGGCAAGCAGCCCCGGCCTGATGTGATTCCCAATGAGGTCGAAAAGCCGCGCATGGCTAACAGCGTCAAGAGTAAGGACTTGGCCCAGCGGATACTGTTCTATACCCAGAACACTGACTTGCTTGTCAGGCGGCTAGTCGCTTTGTCCCAGGGGGAGATTGACGGCACCCGGCCCGCCGACCAAGTTAGGGCAATCGAGCTTTTACTCGATAGGGTATTTGGCAAGGCCCCGGCGGTTATAGACATCCAGGGCGAGATTACCCACAAGGCCATAAACGACTTCTCCGACGATGAATTGCGCGCCCTAGTGGATTTAAGAAACCGCATCATAGAAGGTGAGGTAACCCCCGTTGACGACGACCAAGACTGACGAAGCCCTAGCCCTTGAGGTAGGGGAAGCTGCGGCCTGCGCCCTAGCCCAGCGGTATTTTGACGACTTCTTAAGCTACGTCCAAGTACTGGAACCACCCCCAGGACGGGGCATTATTCCCTTTGAACGGTGGCCGCACCTAGTAGAAGTGTGCCAGCACCTTAAAAAAGAGAAGCTGATAGTATGGTTAAAATCACGACAGACCGGAGCTTCGTGGCTTTTGGCGGCCTATGCACTATGGACGGCGATGTATCGTACTGGAGCACTTGTCCTTTTGCTATCCCAGGGGGAGGAGGAATCCAAGATTCTCCTGTCGAAGAGCCGCTTTATCTTCGAGAGGCTGCCTTCGTCTTTGAAAACGCCGCTGGGGACAGATTCGAGACAAGAATTGACATTTCCCGGGATGGAATCGGGCATCAGGGCACTGCCCTCGACGGATAAAGCAGGCCGTTCCACCACCGCCTCACTGGTAATACTAGACGAAGCCGACTTCCACGAGCATTTAGAAGCCAACTACGCCGCTGTTAAGCCAACTGTTGACGACACAGGCGGTCAACTCATCATGGTTTCCACCGCGAACGCTTTTAACTCCCGTTCTATGTTCAAGAATGTGTACCGGGACTCCCCTGATAACGGCTTTAAGAAGCTGTTTTATTCGTGGAATGTGCGCCCGGGACGAGATAACCAGTGGTTTAATGACAGACAGAAGGAATATTCCGACGTATCGTTATTCGAGAAAGAATATCCGGCCACGGAATCAGAAGCGTTAAGCCCGCCCCGGACTATTTCAGCCTTCGACCACGATATACTGGCCTTAATGGCCCAAGATTGCCGCCAACCCATCAGGCAAATATCCGTCGGACCGGCACAGGCCAGCATCTGGCAAGACTACCACCCAGGCAAGCGTTACGTCGCAGGCACCGATACCTCCCACGGCACCGGAGGCGACTACGCCGTGACCGCCGTGCTAGATACCAGTACCGGCTACGTCGTGGCCGACATCCAGACCAACTTGATACCCCCAGACCAGTTGGCCCTAGCTTCTATGGAGCTATTAAAGCTGTACCACAACCCAGTATGGGGCGTGGAAGACAACGACTGGGGCGTACTTACTATATCTACTGCTAGGGAAGCTAGATACCCCCACCTTTACTACCGGGACGAAGACAAACCGGGCTGGCATACCGACGAACGCTCCCGCTACGTGCTGTGGGGTGAGATGATTGAGGCGATAGCTAGCAGATTGCTGATAATCGCCAACATGGACGGGTTGTCCCAGTTCTATACCGTTATTAGGAACCCCAAGAAGAACGGCAGGATAGAAGCCCAGGAAGGGGCGCACGACGATTATCCCCTTGCCGTGGGTATAGCCTGGCAGCTGCGCCGTTTTGCCCAAGCGTCAGGCAGGGATAAGTACGGCCCCAAAGAAGGTGGCTGGCAGCGCATACTGGGCAAGCGTAATAAGCCATCGAGGTGGTAATAATTGCCTTACGACGAAAGACCCACAGTTGAGTCAATACGCCAGCTGACTAAATACCTGCAAGACGTGTGGTCACGTACCCACATCAAATGGCAGGAAATTGACAGCTATTACCAGCAGAAGTACCAGTTATGGCCCGAGGGCCTTAACCGGCCTGAGTGGCTGAAACCGGCACGTTCCCGTTCTATCGTTGACCACGCCGTAGACCACCAACTGGCTTACGAGCCGATAGTGCACCGGTTCCCCGTGACCCAGACGGAGACTAGCGAACGCCGGGCCGACCAAGTGGAACCCGCCCTTAAAGCCATCTTGGACGAAGCGAGCCTCCACGAACCCACCCTCACCTGGAAGCAGGCGGGCAAGCACTTGCTGCTCTACGGCTACGCCGTGGTGGAAGACGGCTTAGACTCCATGATTATGAGTCAGCGGCGGGAGAAGCCGAAACGGGGGCGGAGCGAACCCCAGGACGAGTACGACCGCCGCCTCCGGGTGCATAAAAACGCCATCAAAAGCATGATGCCCTTCCGCACCCGTGTGCCCCACCCGTCGCGGGTCCTACTTGACCCGATGGATAAGCAGCCCAGGATGGCGGTCAAGCACGCCTACAGACGTTCCATCGACTTGGAAGAGATAACCGGCGCGCGCATGTCTGGCAACCGTGCCAAACGGGGGGAAGTAACACCGTGGAAGGGAGGAGATAACCCCTTTGAACTGATAATGGTGGACGAGTTCTGGTCTGATTGCTGGCACGCTATGGTCGTTGACAGCGAGATGCTCTTCATAGAGAAGAATACCTGGGGGTTCCTTCCCTACGCCCACGCTTTCTCCGGCTATGGTCAGGAAGTAACCACAGTAGAAGAGTGCGACCCCAGCTACATGGCCGTGGGCATACTTGAGCCGGTGATGCCGTCTTTGAAAGCCCAAGCCCAGGCGGTGGCCGGTAGGCACAATGCCTTAATGGAAGCGACCTTTAACCCCACGGGCACCACTATGGACGCCTCCGAGCTAGAAGAACAGCTTTCCCGGGGCGACGTTATTGAGATGGGCAACCGGGGCGACGTTTGGAAGATGGAGATTCCCCAACTGCCCCGCTGGATGTTCGCATCAGAGGAATGGCTTGACCGGGATATCGAGCTTGGCACCTTTTCTCGTGCTTTGGCAGGAGTAAGGGAGCAAGGCGTCTCGACGGTGGGGCAGCAGGCTATCCTGACAACTGCGGCTGGCAGGAAGTTCGTAAGCCCCACCAAACAACTAGAGCATTTAGCCACTAAATCAGCTTCCCACATACTCCAGTGGATTGACGTGCTAGATATGAGCATCAGGGTACGGGGGCACCAACTTGCCGCCGATATGCTTGAGAGCGACTACGCCTGCACCGTTAATTTCGAGCTTGTGGACCCGGTACTACAGTTGCAGAACCGGGAACTAGGCATGCGGGAAGTCCAGCAGGGCTTGAAGTCTAAGGAGACTTACTGGTCCGCCGACGCCAGGCTAGAAGACGCGACCGGCGAACGCAAGCGGCTACTGGAAGACCTGTTACGGTCCGACCCCAGGGTGCAGGAACTGATGGCAAAGGAAGTGGCCCGAGAAGCAGGCTTGCAGGAACTCATGGACAAAGAAGAAGCCCGCGCAGCTTCCCAGCCCGACCCCATGGCCAGAGCAGAACCCCCTGTCCTTGGCCCTGACGGTATGCCCATCCAGCAAAGTATGGGGATGGGCGCGGGACGCCCGCCCAGGAATCCGTTGACTCCCGATACCGCCCGCCCCAGCAGGATAGGGCAGCAGGTGGCTAGATAATGGTAAAACTAAGGAGTGAGTTCACCGAAGCTACCCTTAAAATCGCAGCCGAAGTCGAAGCGTTGAAGTCAGACCAGGCTGTCCCCACCTTTATGAAAGAAGGGACGGACCGGCGTACTCGCGTGCGGAAGTTCAGCGAGATGACCGAGTTCCAACGCATGATGGAGATACAGGAACGAGGACTAGAAGCAGTCTTAAAAGACGTGAACGGAGCGACAAATGGCATTTCCAAGATTTGAGAAGACAGAAAGGGGCCTTTGGCAATTTAAGATTGACGCTGGACCATGGGAAGGGGCAGACGACCCTGTATTCCAGTCAATCATGCAACACGTTGAGAGCGTGGATTACAAGGGGCTAGGCGGCGCGCCCCGGTTCCACCTTACGGCTGAGTATCAACAAATCGCCTCGCTAGGAGTGGCGATTCCTGTCTCCGTCGTCTCGTATGAAGGCATGTTTGACCGCTACCAAGCAACAAAACAGTCGTCCCAGCCAGCCGTGGGGATGGACATACGAGCGGAATGGAAGAAGTATTTCCCAGATACCGGTATGCCCGACGTATTCCTGCGGAACCAATCAGGGCAAATCGAACACTGGCCCCTCCTGGATGAAAACGGCGAAGAAGTCCTAGACCCCGTCACAGGAAAACCAGAGGCGGGCGACCGTGTAATAGACACGGAGAAGTTGAAACAGGTCTTGGACCAGATAAATGAGCGCAGGGCTGCTGACCCTAGTGCCGCGCAAATCATCTCAGTAGAAGGAATCCAAGACAAGTTCGTCAACATCGGCGGTCAAATCTTCAAGACCAAAGCCTCGGCTACTATGGTAGCGGGCAAGCCCCAGTTCTATAACATAACAGGCACCGACTCCAAGGCCGTCGTCTACGGTAACACTATGCAGATAGTCCAGAAGTCCGACGAGGACTGGACATTCAGTGGTACACCAAAGGGAGGCTACGTCGAAGTTTCTTCTGGCAGGTGGGTAGAAGCACCAACGGGTGAGGCGAAAGTCATAACCGACGGCGACTCGATAACCGGCTATACCCAGATAAGGCAGCCCGGCGGCGAGATTACCACTGTTCCAGAACGCTTCACACCAGGCGTAATGGAAGACGGAGACGTTCCTGGCTACGACTTAATACAGCAACCTACCGGCCAGATTACGCCACTCATATCCCGAGGGGAAGGGGAGCGCATCATAGACCCCACCACGATGACCCCTTACTTCCGGCAGCCCGACGGCAGCCTTACCGCTGCGCCTATGCCCAGCGTAGATGACGTAATTACCCAGTACCTAGCCGTGGGCGACTTTGAAAAGGCCACCACCCTAGCAGCCTTTCGAGACAAACCCACCGCCATGGAGTACTTCGATAGGGTGATGGAATGGGCACGTAGCCCAGCTGACCTATTCACCGTATCGGCAATCGTCCGGGGCATGTACGAGCCAGAACTTGGCCCTATGGGCGAGACAAGGCGCATCGGGCGCGCGCCCCAGTGGGCACAGGACGCATGGCTGGGTCTTCAGAACGCGATGGGCGTACCGCCAAACCAGCTAACTGCTAAACCAGGCGACAATCTTGGCACCGGGAATCCAGATGCTGCCAATAATGCCCAGAGCAGCCTTAATATCAACACGGTCATACCCACGGGCAGCAGCAAGACACCAGACCAGGTAATAGCGGAAGACGACTCCTTTGGCAAACTCTTAAATAACGAAGAGATGCGTAGCCTTGATGACCAGGGGATTGGCGTAACCACTTTCGGTGCAACCGGTTCGAACATAACCCTTGAAACTCTTGACGCTCTGCGTTCAGGGGAGATTACGCAGGACGACCTGTTTGCGCATGCCGACCCAATTACAGGCAGTCCCGCTTGGAACGCGCTCAACATTGACCCCGCTACGGATGCTCCATTCGGTCAGGTTATGAGTGCTGGTGACGAAGCCTATTACGGCCTCTATCGTTCGGGCATACCTATGGAGGACATAAACGAAGCAGTCACGGCTTTCATCACAGGGGAAGGTGCCTACGGTGACCAAGACGCCGTAGACCAGTTCTTGGTGGGCTGGTTAGCAGAAGAAACAGCAGAAGAAACAGCTGAAGAAATATCTGAAGAAGTAGGCGGCCAATCTAGCGAATACCGCGCATACGACCCCGACGACTTTGGAGATATTTACCAATGGCAAGGCGGCCTTGGCTTTGAAGACCCAGAGGTTCTCCGTGCTGCCCAAGAAGCTAGGGCTGCCCGACTGGAAGCTGAGGCTGCTCAACTGGAAGCTGAACGGGTAGGCGCGTCAAACGACTTTGCTATGCTGGCTGCTATTGGCCTGCAACCCCCACTGCCAGAAGGACCAGGCTTTCTTGGCACATCCGCTGCCGAAGGCTGGGCAGGCATACCTGACGCTGACATTCCTTGGCCCTGGCACGCCGATATTGATTGGGCAGCGGAAAGAGCAGCCCTATACGGTGTTCCTCCTGAACCAGTTGAGGCTTTTGCCGGTGCAATAGACGTTGGCGAAGACAGGCTCGACATAGCAGAGCCAGAATCCACACTAGTTGAACAGGCAGCGGCGGAAAGGATTCAAGCTCGAACGAGTGCACTAGAAGAACAGCAAGCCCGTATGGACGAGTTTTTTCCTCAAGAGCCGGATGTGCTGCCACTCTTAGCACCCACTAGAACTATAAGAATAGGGGAATCATTTCCTGATGCTAGGGCTGCTGTCATCGCTGCTCTTGACACTGGTAACCTTTCCGTGTCTGACGCCTTGGCAATAGATGCCGCCTTGGCAACAAGAGCTGGAGCTTTTGAACCTGAACCAGTTGAGGCTTATGGGGCAGCGGCAGATATAGTGCCTTATGTCGCACCAACACCCGTACCAACGCCCACACCAAGCACTCCTGCGCCTATCCCCACGCCTACGACTATGCCTGAGATAATACCCCTGCCCAGCCCCACGCCGCCACGCGTGCCAACTCCACCCGCACCGGCAGAATGGGCACCAACACCAAACTGGAACCCTCTTTTTGATGCCTTCCAGTTCGGCGGTTACTCCGAGGGTGGCATGGCTATGGTGGGTGAAGAAGGACCGGAACTGGTTGATTTGCCAGAAGGAGCGCAGGTCTACCCGGCAGGGGTTACTGAACTACTGACAGGCAGACCTACCCGTCGGCCCCGTTCGTTGTTCCGTCCCGCCGGTATGCGGGTGCCTTCCGCGCAGGCCATAAGTAATCTGCTTCCTGAAGAGATGGAAGTCTATCAGGAACTTGGTCGTTTGGCTGGCATACCTGAGAAAGCGTTTGAGCGTGAGTTCCGTTCCGCTGTGCCTATGGGTCAGGGTGGAACGAGACAGGCACGCTTCGCCCCGAGGCAAACTGGGAGAACGAGGTATGGCACTACTTAAAGCACTGTGCAGGTGGCTCGGTCATTCCTGGCATAAGCACCCACAAGAATGGGGAAGGCGGGACTGTAGCCGTTGCGACGTGAGTCAGGTAACTTTCTACAGCAAAGAACGTGGTTTATTTCGGGACGATGTGAATAATGACAAGTCCTAGACTTCCAACTACAGGCGCAGAACGTTTCTGGCCAGGGGCACGGCGCAACGAAGTGCCTGTTGAAACCCCGGCACAGAAACGGGCACGCACCTTCCATAAACTCATGGAACCTACCGCTGGCGATATTCCAGAATTTGAACAGTTTGACCTTGACCCAGCACAGTTACCTCCTGAACTAACCAGTCAGTATATGGAGGGTCCATTAGGTGACATAGCGGGTCCCTTTGTTCCCGAAGGCGCAGCCGCAGGGCAGCTGTGGCAGCCTGGTTTAACTGGATTCATAGGCGGCGGAGAGTCAGCAGCCCGTGTGCCGTGGGAAATGATAGAAGATTTCCCACCGGGCATGTACGAAGAGTACGCAGGCCCGTTTGGCCCTGAACCTTGGGCCGGATTACGTCCTTCCCCGGGCGCGGATGTGACAGCAGCACAGTTAAGTGAACGCGAGTTCGAATGGAGCTTGTTGTCGCCTCAAGAGAAGTCCAAGGCGACCATAGCTAGATTGGGCCAAGGAATGTTTGGTCCTGGCGATTTGCCCATCGCCCCCTTCATGCCTGGCGTAGAACCCAAGCCCCGGTTCGGCACCAAGGATGACCTAATCGACCCCGAGCGGGCTATGGCCGCCCTAATGAAGGGGATAGAAGCTGCAACAAGGCCGTTAGACGCTTTCTCCGAAGCTGGGTGGCAGACCCTTTCGTCTGATTTGCGTAAGGGTGAATTTGACGTGGCCTTATTTGACCTTCTTACTCATCCTGATAAGTTTGTGGACGTTGAAAGCGAGTACATAAAAGCGTTCCGAGAACGCCCGTTGTTGCAGCAGTTTGCTGTGAGTCTCGTTGACCCCTTCTTACTTGTTGGACCTGCAAGACAAGGCAGCAAATTAGCTATGGACTTGCTGCGTACCTTGCTACGAAGAGAAACAGGGCAATTCGCAGGACGTTTTGCTACTGGCACTATTGACGACTTCATTCGGTTAATGCGCGAGCCAAAGATACCATCTGTCACAGGGAGAACTGGACCGCTGACTTTTGCCCCGCCAGGACGCATGGGCCGTCCTGAAGTTGGGTATGTTGATGCCACATGGGAACAGTGGGCTAGACCCGGAGTACCTGGGCCTGGGAATGTCAGAGGCCCGGTCGTGCGCCCGACCATTGACGAGTTCCTAGAAGCCTATGACCCGTTCTATCCTTCTGAGCCTGTTGTTCCTAGACCTTTACGGCTTTATAGACAGGACCTTGAATCCCAGTTAGCTACACTGCAACAGAGAATAACAGATGTAGAAACTCGTAAAGGCCCGCGTATGGCCGGAGGGGCACGCAAAGCCTTATTAGCTAGATTAAGAAATGAACAGCAACTTCTGGAAGACCAATTAAGTAAGCTGGATATTCCGATAGAACCTGTCGATATTGTGGAGTCAATGCGACATCAAAACTATCGCCAGGTCGATGCGCTTCCTGGTAACCAGCAACAAATCATAGTCGTGTCTATGGCATATACTGGTGGACGGCGTGTGACACTTATTCTAAACCGAGATACCCGGCGACTATTGACCGAGCTTGGCCAGATAAGCCCAGAAGATGCTGACTATATTATTCTGGAACGCAGTGCCACAAGGGGTCAGGTACGTGATGCGGCTGCCACTTTAACTAATAAATGGGCTAAAACAGGCAGGGGCATTGGCCTTGCTGCCGAGGAATCATGGAAGGCGTTTGTCGAGCCAGACATACCGCCGGGGCTTATTATTCGTGATGAGCCAGCTTTTCCAGTAAGCAGTCTTTCCGCCACCGAGTCAAGGCGTTTGCTATCGCATTACTTGGCCGACTTTCCTCATGAAGTACAAAACCTAGATGAGCTAGGCAGTCAGTTGCCTACTGACCGAGTTATTGAAGGGGCTGTTCGCCTTGAACGCATATCGCCACCAACGCACATGCCCGAGTATTTTGAAGGCCACGACATCTTCGGGGTCATAGAAGATACAATAGAAGGCCCCGAGACTGTGGCCGTCATTGAGATGCTAAAGCCTAAAGGCGGCAGCATGGGGCAGATAGTTCACTTCTACCCAACCGTCAGTGGCGGTGGGCCTGGCATGCTACGCGGTGAACCGATGAAGAAGATACTCAGTGATTTAGCTGCCTTCTACCCACATTTGCACGATATTGAGATGGCGGGCCGTCCTATATATCATAAAAATCGAGTTATCACCTCTGCTGATTTTGATGATGCGGCCTACCTGTCTATAGGCGATACGACAGTAACCGACGATATTGCCGACGGCATCAGTGATAGTGTTCCAGGCCCTACCAGGGCAGACCCAGACATCGGGCCTACCACTACCGACGGCGCAACTCAGAACAACGCGGTTAGCGTCCCGGGCGACGACGGCATGCCCAGGACTGGGGCTGATTTATACAAGGAGGCCCAAGCGGCAGGCATGCTCACGCCCGAGGAGCGGGCAGGGATGATAAACCCTGACGAAACTCCCGACCCGGCAAACCCTTTCTACGTTATGAAGACTTGGCTCAGTCACAATAAACTGTTTGGCCCTGAAAGCAGGGGCAAGTGGCTTCGGGGCAGGCCCGGCACAAGGGTAGCGGGGGCATTTAGGAAGTTTGCTGGTTTGTGGAACCGGGTTGCCATGGAACGGGACAGCCGAATTGCCATGCTTGGGCATAGCAATCAGTTGCATAAAGATATTGAGTTCGCCCGTATAAAGTCCATCGTTACGGCCTGGTGGAAACAGACACAGGACGCCTTTGGATTTAGGGAGCAAGACCTTAACCTTTTACAGCGAGCCGCAGGCACTATCCGTGGGACTTGGCGGGCCACTAAGGTCCAGTTCACAGATGGGGGCAACCTCGCGACAAAGGTGAAAAACTACCGACTGAGTGGGACGCTTGATGACATCTTAGAAGACATTGATAGGGTCAAGGAAGGACATGCTCCGATGTACGCGCTGACCTTTGAGCAGCAACGACTTCTTGATGCTGGTCAGCAAATGCAAGAACAATTGCTTCTTGTTGCCCGAGATGCTGGCGTGGACGTGGTAGGGATTGAAGAGGCGTACTGGCACCGCATCCTGTATAAAAAGAACAAATGGGAAGTAGATGATTTGGTGCGCACCCAATTCAAGGGAACCCAGATGGGTTACACCAACAGGCGTGGCATCGAGCACATGAACCAGGCTGAAAAGCTGGGACTTGTCTACGAAACCCACCCAGCTTTACGCCTGATAGCCAGGTTGCAAGCGGGCGTGGAAACCATAGCCAATACCCACACGCGGAAGGAGATTCTAAACCTGACCGATATAGATGTCGGCCTGCCTAACGCCACTGGACGGAAACTCTTCGCACCCGCCAAGTTCCGAAGATTGCTTTCAGGGCATCCAGAGATTTTAGAGTCACTAAAGGAAACAAATGCCATCCGTAAAGAAGCTGGCACGGCGTATAAGGCTCACATAAGAGCTACGGAAGCCGCCGACGCTGCTATCAGCTATGACCCTAATGTGTTACTTGCACTCCGCAAGGCTGAGGCCGATTACGTCACCGCCTTGCATAAGGCATTGATGACCGGGCAGATAGTCAGAGGTATCAGCAAGGCCGCACTGAAAGAAGCCTTCATATTGGGCAAGTCGGGACCGGAGGATGTGGTCAAGTCTATACTTAATCTGGTGCATATCCCCGAAATACAGAACAGTCGTCCACCGGGATTGTTTGGTGGCGTCGGCGCACGGTGGACGAGGGAAGCCACACAACTGGCACGTTCCATGATGACCAATGTGGACCTTGCCGTCAGCTATATCCAGGGCAACACTATCTTCTTTTACAGACCAAAGGTATGGCTACGCGCAACTATGGAGTCATGGGCAGCTTTTGTCCGTGAACCGAGGGCATACTACGAGAAGAACTGGACGGTAATGGATGAGGGGATGAACAATGCCGCCATCATGCGGCCAACGGAGTTCCTATTTGAGCAGACGGGACTAGCGTCATACCCGACTAAGATTCCATTCCTTGGTGATGTATTGACCCGTTTCAACCGTTCCTTTGAATGGTACATCGTCGCAGCGCAGACCGAGATGTATAAGGTTGCCCGCAAGAGCATCGTAGCCCCGGCGGATACGCCTTTCGGAGCGTTTATCAACAATCAAGAATCTAGGGATGCCCTGGTAGATTTAGGCAAAGCAATCCGCAGGACACTAGGCACAGAGAACTACGCCATCCTTGGCATCAGGTCAGACCAGCAGACCATAGAGGCATTAACCCTGTTCGCTGCCCGTTTCTTCCGTGCCAATCTTGGCCTAGTAGGGATGGCCCTGAATCCATTAGATACAACCAGCCAAGGAGCTTGGCGGGCACGGGCGGCCCTAACTCGGCTTATGGCAGCTGGCCTGGGCATCACCACCGCTATCCACTATGCCAAGACTGGCAGGCCACCTAATGTCACGGACCCATACGCAGTGGACTGGCTGCAATTCCCTGTGGGCAAGGGCTACATGAATACCTTCGGCCCGTTCTATAGCTACATGAGAACAGTTGCCAGAATGGGCGACGCCTTCGCACAGGGCGAGGCAGGGAAGGCCATGAATGAAGCCAAGATGTTCTTGCAGAGCCGCGCCGGTCTGCCGTTTAGAACAATGGGTATCACGGCTGACGTATTGGCTAATCCGGCGGGCGCACGCACGTTTGAGGGAGAGAGGATAGAGGCAACGCCACGGGGTGTCGTAGCTGCGGCTGGCGAGGTCGCCATACCTATCGCCCCCAGCGAAATATTTAGGGGTCTTAGCGATGGCCGGTGGGAAGTCACAGCTGAGATAATGGGACTTATTACCAGGGCAAACCCATATCAACAGTTGGACTTACTGTATCAGAACTATCACCAGGACCCAACTAATGATATGGCCCTCATGCGGGAAGAAGTACGGCCTAAGGAGGATGACTATCCAGTCAGCATTACCAGGCGTGACCTATCATGGAAGGAAGGGTTAGCGAAGGCCCTGCCTGACCTTCTTTCTGGAGATATATGGGACCGCGCCCATGGTCCAAGCTGGGCAGACGCCATGCCAGCTGAACGGGAATGGATGCAGGACGAACACCCGGACTTGTACGAGGCCGCAATTACCTCCAGGCCAGGGGATTACGGCGAGGCTTCCCGGGAGATGTGGGAAGACCACAAAGCAATGATAGTGAAAGAAAGGCTCCTCAATAAAGCACTGTACAACCCCGAACAGGCCGCCAACGATAACGTAGTCGATGGCAGTGAATATCGGCGACGCTTTAATATTTTGCGACTACAAAAGTGGACTAAACGGCAAGAAGTAAATGAGCGTTACGACTTGTTCCAAGATGTTCAGAAACCAGAAGACGAGAAAGACCCGAACAAGCGCGCCATGATGGAGTATCACTTAGTCTACGGACGGAACACTCGCGGAGACGGCTCCATGAACTGGGTTGAAGTGGAGCGCGAGATGGACGAATTGGCTGCTTCGTGGACTCAGACACAGAAAAAATACGTCGATATAAATACTAGCAGATGGCACACCGAGAAAGGCGACGAGCTAATCAGGGACAAGCGCGCGCTTAGAGAACTGTGGGACCTTCGTGATACCTGGATAACTGATTTCTCTGATACACCTGCGATACAGGCAGAGTACGAGCGGATGTATGAGGAATATTCCAATGCCTCCGACACGTACAAAAATCAAATGTCGCAGTTGCCAAGCTACCGCAACATGCTGCGCGTGTTGGCTCTTAGGGAGAACCAATGGATAGAAGACCACAACACCAAAGAGCATGGCTACAAAGGTGGTACACTTGAGGTACTAAAGGTGAAATGGGGATACGAGACAGACCCAATTACGCCCCAGGGAATCGCCCTTTTAGAGGAATACAACGAACTGATGCTCAACCTGGACGTGCCGCGATTGCGCCCCGTCTTGCCGACGGGCCAGACTTCGCCTAGCACTTTGGGAGGGCCAGGACAAACACAAGACTTAAATCCATTCCGGGGAGGCCCTGAGCAAGAACAGGACGCAAACCCATTCCGTGTGTTACAGGCGCAAGGGCCAGTAAAAACAGGTAATCCATTCTCGCAAACACCATAATGAGTTGACTTTTAAGTTATTCAGTGCTTTCATGGTCATGTGACGACCCTACTCGGCGACTCACGGAGGATACATGGCAGAGGAGCAACAGGCTGAACAGGATGTGGCAACTCAGGCACCTGATACCCCACAGCCCGAAGCAGTCGAGAATGAGGCCGAACCCGAACCCGAACCCGATTGGAAAGCCCAGGCTGAAACCACGGCGGCTACCCTGGCACAGTTGCAGCAAGAACTCAAGACTGAACAGGGGAGAAGTAGGAAACGGGATGACCAAGATTCTGCAATAGCTGGTATAGGCGACCGTATCATTGCCATGGAGCAATCGAACGCAGCCCTAATCAAAGCACTTGCAGCCGGTGATACCCAGAACCTACCAAACCAACTCAATCAGATACAAGCGCAGTCCCAGAATACACAGCGTAGTCGCGCCTACCAGACTCAATATGACGTGCTTACCCAGCAACTACGACAGGCAACGCTGGACTCGGATGGTAATACTATCCTAGACCTGTACAACGCCCCGGAGTTGGAGGAAGTACGTGCCAAGTGGGTGGACGCCAATAAGAAGCACAGCCTTGCGGGGTTGTATAGCACGTTGGTCCAAGCCCATGAGGTAACCAGACAAGCTGAACGGACGCAGGCTAAGCAGACTAACGATACCGTGAGGGATGAAGAGCGCAAGATGGCTAACCAACGCTTGGAAGAAGCTGGCATATACGATTTGGACACCGGCCCAGCCCGGGGTGGTGGCGCGGCGCAGGACGATTGGACCTGGTTTACCCAGACCTATCGCAACATGGCTAATCCTACGTCTGAAGACCACAAACGGGCACGCCGAATTAACAACGCGAGGTAATAGATATGGCTGCTGGCGACACTATTACACAGTCACTAGCCGACAGCCTTGATACCGTAGCGGCTTCCGCAAGGCAGGTCCGCGAGTATGAAGGCGTCATGCCCAACTTAGTAGACAAGGTAACCCTTGAAGAAGGGACTGGCACAGCTTGGCGTGAGATGTCGATGGCCCAGCTTAATGCCCAGACCATCACCGAGACTACCATCTTGGATAACCCCCAACAGATGTCCGATACGGCTATCAGCATTACCCCAACGGTCACTGGTATTCAAACCCTGATAACCGACCGGGTAGCTGCTCGTATCAACGCAAAGGCTTATGCCCAACTGGGCAGCTTGGCCCAGAACGCCATCCAGCGCAAGAAGGATGAAGACGGCATCACCGTCCTTGACGGTGCCACCACTGAACTTTCTGGTGCAGGAACTACACTGGCTGCCGGTGTCGTAGCTGCGGCGGCTTACCGCATCAGCAGCAACGCCACTGAGCCTGGTAACCCACCGTATCGGTGTGTTCTCCACGGCTTCCAGATTAAAGACCTTTACGACGAACTGACTGCCAGCATTGGTACGGCTACCGCTGGCGACGGCGGTGAAGTCACAGACGGGCTTACTGCCCGTGTATTCCAAGAAGGCTTCCGTGGCAAGATTGCGGGGGTCGAGGTCTTTGAAGACGGCAATATCACCATCGACAGTGGCAATGATGCCAAGGGCGGCGTCTTCGCTCAAGAAGCAATCGTTCTGGTACAAGGGCGTTCCCCTCGTACCGCTTCGACGCGCCGAGAAGACATAGGTGCTGGAGCCAGCGTGGTCTACCTGTACGACGAATACGCCTACGGGGAGCGTTCCGCAGGCAACTGGCTGTTTGAAGTTTACTCCGACGCTTCGGTTCCCACTTCCTAGTGAACCTGCGACGGACCATCTGGTCTGAGGCCCACGGCCCCATACCTAAAGGGTGGGTCGTACATAATCTGAATGGACAACCTGCGGATGTGCGGTTAGAGAACCTAGCCGCTGTCCCTAGGGATAACATCTTCCTGGCAACCGCTCCCTACAGGGTGCGAATACGAAACTTAGAGCTACAGCTCAAACAAGCAGGAGAACAACATGGCACAAGGTAGTG